GTGCAGCTGGCCTTCGTCGCCGTGCGCCTGGCTGGCGGCGGTGTTGATGTCGCCCGCAATCACGCCGGCGTCGGTGTGGGCCGTCGACCCGGCCGAGGTGATATCGCTCTCGACGACCCCTTCGTCGGTGTGCAGCTGGCCTTCGTCGCCGTGGGCCTGGCTGGCGGCGGTGTTGATGTCGCCCTCGATCACGCCGGCGTCGGCGTGGGCCGTCCCGGCGTCAGTGTGCGCCTGGGTCTCGGCGGCGCCCTGGGCGGAGACCATGGTGTCGAGGTCGGCCTTCTCGCCGGTGGCCAGGGTGTTGGCGCTGGTCAGGTCGGTGTGAAGCGTACCGGAATCGGCGTGCGCCGTTCCGGCATCGGTGTGCGCCTGGCTGTCGCCGGTTACCAGGCTATCGAGGTCGGTCTTCGCGCCGGCGAGGCTGGTGACCATCGCGTTGTCGTCGAGCAGCTGCGCGGTCAGGGAGGCATCGGCGTCGGCGTCGGTGACAAAGGTCGACGTCGTGATTGGATCGGCCGCCTCGATAGCCGCGACGAACTGGCCGGTCTGGACAGGAATGTCCTCGAACTCCGGCTCCTGGATCCGGTAGCCATTGGTCTCGGTCGGGACCGGGCTGGCGCCGGCGGCGACGATCACCGCGCCATAGATCACTTTGACCCTGGCCACGCCCTCCAGCCGTTCGACGCCGTCCACCAGGCCGAAGTAGGGCGCCGCGGCGCTCGACTGCGGCGAGGAGCCGGTAACGATGATCTCCTGGACCCCATACTCGGTCAGCGGCGCGTTGGCGTCGCCACTGTCGGCGTCACCCTGCAGGCGCAGCCATTCGATGCGGATTTTCGCGGTCATTGGGTTTCCTCAAGGGTCACGCCGGCGACGCCGGCGATGCGTGCGGTGAAGCCGGCCTTGGCCAGCAGCTCGGCGACCTGGTCGACATCCATCCCGTCGATGGAGGCGGCCAGGCCGTCGCGGATCTGTTCGAGCGAGGTTGCGCTGGCGACCAGCTCGCGGATCGGGTCCACCAGGCCGGCGGCGATCGGCTGCCAGTCCGACAGGGCGGCGTCGATTCCATGGTCGATCGCGTCGGGCTTGGACGGACCCGCGGATGCGACCGACGCCGCCGCCTTCGCCGTGGCCGTAAGAAGCCCTGAGAGGCGTGAGAAGGCGGCCCTGGCCGCCTCCGCGGGGTCAGTGGCCACCACGGCTTCCTCGCCCCTGTCCGTGGCGTCCTCTGGGGACGGCGTGTCGCTGCCCGACGGCGCCACGGCCGGCGGCTCCAGCACCTCTTCGCCTTCGTCCGGCTCCGGAGCGCCCAGCTTATCGCGGACCCACTTAGTCGGAACCTTCAGCCCCATCGGAACAAGGGTCTTCAGCGCGTCGCCCAGCACCTTGATATCTGCCGCCTCGGGCAGGCCGATGCGGATCTTCGGATAGTTGCCGCTGGGCGGCGCGCCATGGTTCAGGTCGACCATCGGCCGCACCAGGTCGCGGTTCAGCGTGCCCTGCAGCATGATGGCGTCGGCGGCCATGATGTCGCGGCGGACTTCCTGGTGCGTCTTGCCGACCGCGTGGCCGCCGGCGATGGCGTCGGTGGTCGCCGTCTGGCCCAGCACAGCCTTGGAGATCTGCTGGTCGAGGTATTCGGCCAGCGACTTGTAGAGCGAGCCGTCCGCTCCGGCGCCCTGGCCCTTGCCGTCCAGGAACTCGATGTCCATCGACTTGGAGATCACCGCCGCGGCGTCCGAGCCGAGGTTGCCCACGGCGCGGGCCAGCAGGCGGATGTTGCCTTCGGTCTCGCCGACGTCGTGCTTGCCGATGCGCAGCGGCATCCCGAACACCTCGGCGAAGGCGACCCAGTCCTTGAGGGTGAAGTTCTTGAACAGCCACGCCCAGGCGACGACGCGCGCCAGGCCCGAGCGGATCGGAAGGCCGGACTTGGCCGGGTGCCGGTGGTCGATGAACTTGAACGGCGGCAGCGGCAGCGGCGGCCCGACGTCGCGCAACAGCAAGGTCTCGCCGTCGATCCGGTCGAACTGGAACCAGCGCGGGTCGCGCCGCTTCAGCGCGCACGGCATCCACTGCTTGGCGCTGATGTCCCAGATGATCTCGGTGGCGCTGAACCCCTTGCCGATGGCGTCGAGGATGTCGAACAGCTCCATCTGCAGCTGGTCGCGGTCCATCCAGTCGCGGACCAGGGCGGCGTCATCTTCGGCCCGCTTGGAGCTGTCGGCCGCCTCGACGGTGATCTCCAGCTGGGCGACGGCCCGCTTGCGGGTGCCGAGCACCGCCAGATAGTGGAGATCCTTCTCCTCCATCTCCTCGGCCAGGTCGAGGTAGGCGATCGGGATGCCCTGCTCGGCCTCCAGCAGAAGGCTGGCCAGCCGGCGCGGCGTCAGGCCCTGGGCCGGGTGTTCGGAGAAGATGGTCCGCACGCCCATCATCGTCGGGCCGGCGATCTCCTCCTTCAGCACCGAGGTGACGATCGGGCGCCCGTACTGGTCGATCAGGCCGCTCGCCATTACCAGGCCCTCCCGCGCGGCATCGAGCGCCGGAGTGTCGTGGTGTTCATTGCGCCGCGGTCCTCATCGTCGAAGGGGCCGCCGTCATCCATCGCTGTGCGGCGCGGGACGGCCTGATAGGAAAAGTCGGACGGCGGAATCTTGCTGGCCGCGTAGGCCAGGCACAGGGCGACGGCGAAGTCGCCGTGCCGGGCCAGGCCGTCGGTGCCCTTGGTGTGGGCCTCGCCGACCATGGCGATGCCGCGCACCAGCTTGATCTGGCGCAGGTCGTCGACGTGGTCGTCCCACTTCAGGATTTCCACGGTGCGGTCTTCGAAGGCCGCCTTCATCGGCGGCATGTGCTCCAGATACCAGCCCTGGGACAGCTTCACCGCCTCGACGCGCTCGGCCCCGAACTTCTGGACGCAGACCTCGCCCAGGTAGCCGCCATTGCCGGTGGCGTCGAGCTTGGCGCCGCGGAACCGGGGCAGCCGTTCGGAGACGAAGAAGACCACCTGGCGCTGCTGTTCGTAGGGAACGTTGCGCATCTCGATGACGAAGGGGACGGTGCGCCGCAGGTCGCGCTGGATCGCCATGGGCACGAAGGCCGACACGTCGCCCGATCGCGCGAAATCCTGGCCGAACACGTGGCCCAGGTTCTTGTCGAGCAGATCGAGCTGCGGCTGGACGTAGTCTTCCAGCCAGGCGTCGACATAGGCCACGCGCTGGGCCACCGGCTGCAGCTCGAACCCTGGCGGGCAGTGCAGCTTCAGCACCGGCCCGGGCGCGGTGGCGCAGGACTCGATCAGCGCGCGGGTCAGATAGACGCCCGAGCCCTGGGCCGGGATGCATTCCAGCTCCTCGGCCGCGTCGGCGCCGTAGAACTTGTAGAGCTCGGCGCGCCAGGCCGCCTCGCTCTCGGGCGTCCAGTCGATGCCGCGCTTGACGCAGACGCGCATGTAGAGGCCGTCGCGGATGGCGTCGTCGAAGGTGCAGCGCACCACCTCGCCCGGCCGCTTGCCGGCGCGCACCTCGGTGATCAGCGCATTGAAGGGGTTGTCGACGCCGTTGTGCGTCGAGATGACCAGCACCTTGCCGCCCCAGATAAGAAGGGCCATGGCCGCCTTCAGCAGGCCCAGTGGGTCCTCATGGAAGGCGAACTCGTCGAGGATCACATAGCCCTGGCGACCGCGCAGCGAGCGCGGGCGGCTGGACAGGGCGATGATCTCGAAGCCGCTGGCGAAGGCGATGCGGAAGGCCTGGATATAGCGGTCGGCGCCGTGTTCATCGGCGGCGTCCTGGAACAGATACTCCGAGACGGCCGTGCAGGCGGGCATGAAGGCTTTCGCCCACATGGCGGCGACGTCGATGAACTCGCGCGCCATGTCGAGATTGTAGCCGATGTAGAGCACGTCCATCCCGCCGGCCGTGCGGTCGGCCCCGGCGGTCAGCACCGCGTCCGCGCCGATCGCCCATGTCGCGCCGATCCGCCGGCTCTTGTCGGTCACCACCAGCTGGTTGGCGGCGGTCGCCATCAGCAGGCGCTTCTGATAGCCGAGCAGGATCTCCATCAGCCCGGCGCCGCCCAGGCCATCGGGCAGGTTGATGGTCAGGTCGCGCCGGCTCTCGGCCCACTCTTCCTCGGTGATCGGTCCAATGTCGAAGGCCATCAGGCGACTTGTCCCGCGGGGACAAGGTCGGCCGGCATCTGGCGGCGATAGCGCCACGCCAGGCGTTCGAGGTGAAGCGCCTGGCGCTCGCTCAGCGCCAGGTCGGGGGAGCGGTTGGCCATGTCGCGGGCGAACCGTTTGTCATCCGACGCCGTCAGGAAGGTGCAAAGGGCGAGCGCCTGGGCGACGCGGATCTGGTGATCGGTCATTTGGCGATGCCCAGGATCTCGGCCTTGATCAGGTCGACCGTTTCGCGGGTCAGGCCGCCGGTGCGCGCGGCCACCTTGTCGACGGCCTTGGCGGCTTCCTTGGCCATCTCGCGGCGGACGATGATCTGCCGGTCGGAATCGGTCTTCTGGGCCCCGGCCAGGCTGCGCATGGCGGTGGCCAGGAAGGCGACGTCCTTAGGGGCGAAGGTCACCGGCTTCATCTCGCCGTCTTCGTCGGGCTCGGACTCGCCCAGCAGCTGGAACAGCAGCGAGTGCATCATCTCCAGGTTCAGCTGGGCGACGCGGTTGTCGGGCTCGGCGCCGAAGCGGTCGACGACGGCCATGGCCATGTCGCGCGAGGCCTTCAGCCGCTCGCTGATGGTGGCCAGCTTCTTGACGTGGCGGCCCATCGCCGAGTGCGAGACCTCGACGTCCATGGCCTTCAGATAGTCGACGATCTCCTGGATCGTGCGGCCCTGGACGCGCAGGCGCCCGACGGCTTCGCGGATCTCCGGACCCAGCCGGTCGATGGAGGAAGGTTGCGGCGCCACGGAGCCTTCAGCTCCCAGGGCTGGGACGCTTGACGCCCGGTTGCACCGCGCGGCCGTGCGCCACGTCGCCGCCGCGTTCGGTCAGGGTGGCCACCACCACGGTCATCACCTCGTGGGTGACCACCAGGCCCTGCTCGGCCAGCCAGGCCAGTTCCGTCTTGATCCGGTCGCGGGTGGCGACGATGCCGAATTCCTGGGTCACCTGGTGGATGATGGAATCGTTGGCGGTGAAACTTGGCGCATTGTCCAGCACCCGCAGGATCGACAGGCGAAGGTGTTCGGTGACCACGTCGGACATCAGCCGCGCTCCGGGTTCAGGGCGCGGTGGATCAGCATGCCTTCGATGCGGTCCACCCCGCCGGCCGCGTCCTCTACCTGGCTCTCGACGTTCTTGATCGCGCCCTCGATCCTGGCGACGTCGGTGCGCGTGGCCACCTGGGCCAGCGCGCCGTCATGGGCGTTGAGCACCACGGCCTGGCGCTCGATCTCGGCCTTCATGGCCAGGGCGACCGGCGTTTCATGCCAGTCGTCGGCCGCCTTCTGAGCGGCGTCGATCCGGTCCGAGAGCTGGCTGGCCAAGCCGTCCTTGCGCCAGCGGCCGTCGCGCAGACCGACATAGACCGCCGCCGCACCCGCGACCGCGGCCATGGCGGCATCGAAGATCGAAACAGCAACACTGATACTGCCTCCCGTTACGATCACGGCTGCACGGCTCCGGCCGGCGCTGACACAGCCTTGGCCTCGGCGGCCTGGGCGGCGTGGCAGCTGGTGGCGGCGTCGGTGAGCTGGGCCAGGACGCCGCGGCCCCAGGCGACCAGCTGGGCCAGGTAAGCCCCGCCGCTGGCGTTCATGCTGATCCTGGCGTCAGCCGCCGGAGACGGCTGGACCGGCGCGGGCTGATCCAGCTCGGCCGGGCAGACGGTGCGGGTGACGGTGTGGGTCTCGACCACCGGGTCAAGGCCCTTGGCGAGGCCCCGCGACGGCGCCGCCGGCGAGTTCGCGCAGGCAGCCAGCGTCGCACACATCAAGACCATCGCTCCCAGGCTTGAGAGCGGCGAGAACGGATTGCGCATGGGAGAGTCCTTGGGCTGAAACGGTGGCGCGGGTGGCGGCGCGGGCGACGGCGGCGTCGCGGTCGGCGGTGGCGCCGGCGAGCTGGGCGTTGAGGTTGACGATCTCTTCGTCTCCGGCCTGGCTAGCGGCGATCAGGGCCTTGACCGGGCCGGAACACGCCTGCCCGGCGGCGAAGACATCATGGTCGGTCAGCGCATGGTCGCAGGCCGCGGCGGCGGCGGCGTCCTCGGCCGCGGTGGCTATCGCCGGGTCGCAGACCACGTCCAGCGGCTTGGCACCTGGCGCGGCCTTGACCGACGCCAGGCAGGCGGCGTGCTGGTTGTTGAGGGCGGCCAGGTGGTTGCGGTCCAGGGTCAAGAGCCCGAACGCGGCGACCACCAGGCCGAGCGCGACCCAGGGGCCAAACAGCTTCAGCGCGGCAAGGGTCAAAGCGACGCTCCCATGATCTTCTCGGCGGTGCGGGCGACGCCCTGGCCGAACAGCAGGGCGGCGAAGGGCGTCATCTGCTTCCAGTCCAGGGGATCGGTGTGGACGTGCCAGAGCCGGGCCAGCGGCAGCACCGCGCCATTGACCAGCAGGATGGCGACGCAGACCCAGCCGGTGGCCGGACGCCAGCCGACGCGGATGGCGTGGCAGACGTGACCCCAGGCGCCCTCGGGCTGATAGAGGCGGTTCAGCGGGATGGCGGGGATGTCGGAAGCCGGCTCAGACATCGCCCAGCTCCGCGGCGCGGTTGAGCCAGCCGTTCAGCCATTTCTGCTGGGTCGGGTCGGCGGCGGCGATGCGGCGATAGCGGGCCACGGCCTGGGCGCGGTAGGCGTCGAGCAGGGCGACGTTGCCGACGCCGACGACGACGACGTCCTCGACGGCTTCGCGGGTGGCCGGGCCGATCTGGCCGTCCACCACCAGCGGCGCAATGCCGCGGGCAATCGCGTTGACCGCCAGCTGCAGCATCTTCACTGCCGGCGTCAGGCCGTCGTTGACCGTCTGGTCGAACACCGCCGCATCCAGGTCTTGCTGCAGTCCGGCCGCGGCCGGCGTCCAGAAACAGGGGTAGTAGACCGCGCCGGCGGTGGCGATGCTCATGCCCTGGATGTCGGGCACGTCGATGACGCCGTCGTGGTTGATGTCGACCAGCGCCACCAGCGCCGGGTCGATCGCGCCCTGCTGGGCCAGGAAGCGCAGGCTCAGGCCGTAGTTGGTCGCCCCGCCATGGTCGTTCGGACTGTCGGAAAAGCCACCCTCGGTCTTCAGCAGCTTGGCGAAGACGGCCTGCCAACGCAGGTCATCCGGGCTGCCGGGAACAAGATTTGAGGGCGCGGCGTTCATCCCGCGACGCTAGGGTCGCGGGGCCTAGGGTATCACCCTGAACAAATTCAGGGTGAATGGGTCAGTCGAACAGCCGACCCTGGGGCGTCTCGGAGTTTTCAGGCCTGGAGAGGGTCTTGTAAACCCACCGCTCGGTCACCCGCACTTCGCGGGCGATGGCGGCGCGGGTCCAGCCCAGTGCGTCCAGCTTGCGGATCTGCGCCTGGGTCTCGGGCATCATGGGCACATCGATGCCGACGCCGTGGAAGGCGCCCGCCAGCTGGTCGGCCTTGTCCTGGCCAAGGATGACGGTGATCGGGTGGTTCGGGCCGGGGCTTTTGGGCACATACAGCCGCCGGCCGCCGCAGGCCTGGGACAGGGCCCGGGCGGCGTCGTCGCCCAGCAGCCGGCGCAGGTTGTCGGCGGTGGCTTCCAGGCCCTCGTAGCGCTCGACGACGGCCATCAGCGGGCTTCCACCGACGGGTACCAGATGCGCGCGTCGAGCGGCGTCAGCAGGGCGCGCAGGCCGGGGCCGGCGAATCCGATCTCCGCCCAGTACCGGTTGCCGCGCAGGGTGACCGTGGCGATCGGCAGGGCGGTCATGCCGCCCTTGAGCCGAGCGCGGATGACGCGCCGGGTGGCCACGCTGCAAGCGCAGACGGCAACCTCGAAGGGGACGGACCAGGGGCCGGTCATGCGCCGAGGTCCTCGCGCAGCTGCTGCAGCGCCACCTCGGCGGCCAGCGCCGCCTGAGAGGCTTCTTTGAAGGCCTTCAGACGGTTCTCGATCTCGCCGTGTGGCGCCAGCCGCCAGCGGCGATGCGCCGACGCCCGCGCCGCCTCGGCCGCCTCGGCGCGCAGCTCCGCCTCATGGATCGCGGGCCATGAGAGCAGGTCGACCTGGCGGGGGCGGAACGCGGCCATGATCATGGCGTCTCCGCCCGCGCGGCGATCGCCACTTCCAGCCGGGCGCGAAGCGTCGCCACCTGGTCGCCGCGCGCGACGCCGGCCAGGTCCTGGGACCAGCCGGCGCGCTCGGCCATCGCCTTCAGCGCCTCGATCAGTTTGAAGACCTGGCCCTGGTCGGCCCATTGCAGCCGATCGACGCCCAACTGGCGGCGCGCGAAGGCCTCCAGCGCCGATTCCGCCCCGTCGCGGACGACGCCCAGCCGGTGCAGCGAGATCCACAGCGCCCGCGCCTTGCCGGCCGCCGGATGGTCGGCGCGCTTCGTAGCGGCCGGCGCCGGGCGCGACCGGCCCTTCAGCGCATCGAGCACGTCGCCCAGCTGGGCGACCGTGCAGGCCGTCGAGCTGGCGTGGCCGGTGACCCGCACCAGCAAGGCGCGATAGTCGCCGTCCTCCAGCCCCAGCTGCTTCTGGCTGATCTTCACCGCCGCGATCATCGCCTTGCGGGGATCGTATCGGCGCGCGGCGTTACCCATCACGCGGCCTCATGGTCGCAGAGCGGTTCGCGGTCGTCGTCCTCCAGGTCCTCATCCTGGGCGTCCAGCGCATCGAGCATGCCGATCGCCGTCTCGACGACGTACTCCAGCCAGGCGCGAAGCTTGGCATCGGGCTTGCAGGGGGGGGGTGACGAGACGCGCGCGATCATGGCTGGGCGACCTTCACGAAGGTCTCGCCCCAGTAGATCAGGCGGCCGGTGAACACCGGGATATTGCCGTGGGTCAGCGCCCACCAGCGCTTCATGTATTGCCAGTTTCCTCCGACCATCGACATGCGCTCAGGCAGGATGAAGCCGTCCCGGCGCGCGAAGGCGTTCAGGGCGTCGCTGCCCTCAACAGAGGGAAGGCCGTCCAGCTCGACGATGTCGTTCTCGAAGTCGAGCCGCACTTCCGGCGCGCATAAACAGGTCGCCGAGCCGAGCCGGACGGGATGAAACCGCGACCCGGTGAAGAGTTGCAGCCCCTCGCCTGCGCGAGCATGGCGCTTGCGCTCGCGCCGGATCGTCTGGCGCTTTTCTCCAGCCTGGATATGGACGACGAAGCTGGGCTTGAACGAATAGGCGACCATCAAACCGCCTCCGGCTTTTCGAGGGTGATGGACTGGAGGGCGCTGGCGCTGCCCGGCCTGACGAAGCCGTCGAAGCGGGCGATGACGCGGGCGAAACCGACGCCGGCCGGGGTGCCGAAGCGGGCGACGACGGTGGTGTGAGCCTTGCCGAAATACATCCGGCAGCTGGCCGGCGGCGACCAGGCCTCGGGCATCACGCCGAACAGATAGGCCACGCCCGCCCAGTCGACGGACACGGACGGCCGTAGCTTGGAGCGCTTCGACCGGCTCATGACCGGGCGAACCGTCGCCTTGGCGGTCACGGGGACCGGCCAGACGCAGCGCTGCTTGATCGGCGTCGGCGCGGGCGCCTCGGGCGTGCGGGCGACGACGGCCCGCAACTGGCGGCGGGGCTGGGGCGTTTGGCGTTCCGCGCGCGGCGCCCTCGCCGCCGGCGAGGCTTTCGGCCGTCCCGCCTGGCCGGAGAAGCCAAGGCGCGATATGCGCCCGATCACCGCGTTGCGGCTCTTGACCAGCTTCAGGTCGGCGCGAAGCCGCCGGCTGATCTGAGCGCACGACAGCCCGTCGACCGTGTACCAGGTCTTGAGCAAGTCATTGGTCTCTTCGGGCCAGGTGCTCTGCGCGCCAAGGTTCACGGCTTCAATCCTTCTGTTTGACGGCCCAGCCCACGTCGGCGCCCATCTGGGCGCGGATGAGGTAGCCCCACTCGCGCTTGACGTGGTCGAGGGCGAACTGGGTCTGGGCGATGATGAGAACGGGGTGGGCGGCGTGCAGCACGTCCAGCGGGGCGATCCAGGACTTCCAGGACGCCTCGCCGATCGCGGCCTTCAGCCAGGCGAGCGGGTGCTCGGGAGTCTCCGCCTCGGGCGGAGAGTCCGGAGCATCCGGGTAGTCTTCATAGCGGCGCTGGGAGAGCCAGGTGCGCGCGTGGGGCAGGAACTCAGGGTCTTTCTTGGCGCTGGCGCAGAATGCGGCGTAGCGCCCGGCGGCGCGCACGATGAAGTCCGCGTCAGCGCCCTCGCGCACCCGGCGCTCGAACACCAGGCGCGCGGGCGCCTTGGGGTTGTCTGGGCGGCTCGGATAAGCCGCCCAGAACCCCTCGAAGGCCTCAAGAATGGCTTTCGAGGACGCCACGATCAGGCCGCCGCGGGTTCGGCCGGAGCCGGGTCAGCGGGCGCCGGATCGGCAGGCGCGGGATCCGCCGGGGCCGGATCGGCCGGAGCGGGGTCTGCCGGCGCGGGATCGGCCGGAGCCGGGTCAGCCGCCCCGGCGGCCGGCGCGGGATCGAGCGCCGTTTCGACGCCGTTGACGCCGTCTTCCAGCGCCGCAACGCGGGTCTCCAGGTCGTCGATCCGTCCGCTCTCTTCAGCCTCTTCGGCCTTCAGATCGGCCAGGGCCTGGGTCACGGCGTCATTGTCTTCGGTCCGGACGCCGCCGCCATGGACGAGGGCCTCCAGGATCGCGGTCATGTTCGCAAACGCGGTTTGGCTCAAAGTCATCGTGTCACCTTCTCGCCGCCGGTTTGGGGAACACCGCCGGGGAGCCGGTCGGCGCCCTCCTCGGCTGTGTGGGAGGCGACCAGGTCGCGGGCCTGGTCGATGTGATCCGACGCCAGGCGTATGGACTCGGTGAGCCCAGGGCCGCTCTGGCCGCGGGCGTAGGCCGTGCAGGCGTTGTCGATGTGGTGCAGCGCGTCGCTCAGCAGGTCGAACGCCTCGTGGAGCACCTTGGCGCGGGAGGCGCTCACGCCCGCCGCTCCGCATCGCCCTTGACGCCGACCATTGCGCCGACGGCTTCTTCCAGGACCGGCCACTCGTTGGGCGTGACATAGGTCAGCCGGCCGGTGCGCTTGAAGCGCTCGCCGACCGCCTCGACCATCGCCGCCTCGTGCTCGGACAGCACCTGGCCGTAGCGGCCCAGCAGGGTCACCGCCGTGACGATGGTGACCGTCTGGGCGTCGGTCAGGGCGTAGGTCTGGGCGCTGCTCACGCCGAGGCCGCGTCGATCGAGACACGCTCCCAGCCGGCGTCCTGGGTGGGGCGGCGGTAGATGTTGACGTAGCGCTTGGCGCCGACGATGCGGACGGAATCGCTTATCGCCTTCATCGCCCGCGCCCAGCGCTCATCGGGCACCTCGACCCGCAACAGCTTGAGCAGGGCGGCGCGGTTGATGCCGCCCTTGTCGACGCTGAAGGCGCCCGCCACGAAGGCCTGCAGGGCCTCGGAGCCGTCGGCGGACCAATCGGCCAGGCATTCGTCGATCAGGGCCTTGGCGGCCTGCAGCTCCGGCCCGAAGGCGATCAGGTCGGCGACCGTTACGATGACCTTGATCAGGCCGTCGAAGCTCATCAGGGTCACGTTGCCCTTCTTGCCGCCCTTGGGCGCCTTGTATTCCTGCAGCAGGACGTCCAGCAGGCTGTCGACGTCGTCGAAGGTGTGCTGGCGAAAGCGGGCGATCTCGGCCCGCAGCGGCTCGGCAAAACCGAGGATTTTGCGGACCGTCTCATCCTCCAGCAGGTGCTGGGGCTTGATCGAGCCGAGCGGCTTGTAGGCTCCGCTGGCGTCGATCATGAACGGCTTGTCGCCGATACGGATCACGCCGCCGGTGGGCTTGGCGGAGTCGAGGGTGCTGGGGGCGTCATCAGCCATGGGGCTGTTCTCCTGTCTGTGCGGGTTGGGGGGCGCGGGCGAAGCGCCCGCGTTCGTCGACGCGGCGGCGCGTCACGGTGGTGGTGACGGCCCACACCTGCAGGCCGTCGGGGTAGAGGCCGCCGCTCGCCGCGATCCAGCGATGGGCGGCGGCGCGGTCGTCGAAGGTGCGCACGACGCAGCCGGCGCGGGTTTCGACAGTGAAGTCGGTCTTGGCTGTCACGCCCGGCCTCCCTCGATCACGGCGAAGGGCGCGCGCGGCTCCTCATCGGGCTTGCCCATGACGGCGTCGAAGCCTTCGTCGATCCGGGTCAGCAGCCGGTTGGCTTCGGTCGCGGTCAGGCATCCGGTGTCACACAGCTGGCGCAGGTATTTCGCCGAGGCGCGGGCGGTGCGGACGACGGTCAGCAGGTCGGTTTGTTGGGCCATTGTCGGTTCTCCTTTCACGCCGCTTCGCCGAAGCGCTGGGCGTAGGCGTCTCGCAGGTCGGCCACGCACACCGTCGCGCCACCGGCGCGGGCGGCGCGGACGGCCAGTTTCAGGGTCTTGGTCAGGGTGCGGATGCCGCCGCCCTTGCGGGCGATCTCATGCAGGAAGGCCAGCTCGGCCCCGTGCATGACGCCCCAGCCGGCGGCGATCGCCGTGACATCCTCGGCCAGCGGCCGGGGCTGGGAATGCCGCACTCCCAGCCGCGAGTAGAGCTGGGGATAGGCCTTCAGCGTGGCCGCCAGGCGTTCGTCGCCGACCAGGGCGACTCCGCAGCCGGTGTCGTCATGGATCGAGCGCAGCTCCTCCAGCGCCTGGGGCGAAAGGTGCTGGGCCTCGTCGACCACGATAAGGGCGCTGGCTTCGCGGACCCGGTTGCGGATCCGCGCCGACAGGCCCTGGGGCGTGCCCTTGGCGTCGCGTTCGCCCATGGCGCCGAGGATGGCCGAGAGCATGGTGTTGACGCCCCGGCTGGCCGGGCTGGCGGTGCAGACGAACACCTGGTTGCGGGTGGCGGCGTACTGACGCACCGAAGCCGTCTTGCCGACGCCGGGCGGGGTCGAGATCAGGCCCATGTCGCCGAGCTGGGACAGGGCCAGGACCGTCATCATCCGGCCCGAGCTGGTGGTGGCCTGGAAGTCCGGCTCGGACGGCATGGCCGCTTCAAGGGCGCTCTTTTCGGCGAGCGACAGGAAGAAGCGGTGGACCCGGCCGGGGATCTCCTGGTTGTCGTAGATCTTGCCGTTGTTGTAGGTACCAGGGACCCAGCCGCTCAGGGTGCCCTGGGGCACGCCGGTGATCTTGCCCAGGTCGCCCCATGAAAGGCCCAGGGCTTCCTTGTGCGCCTTCAGCCGGTCGCGGAGATCGTCGATCTCCTCCGGCGTGAAGGCGGTTTTGCCGAGACTGATGTTCATGCTATCGATCCTTCGTCACTTGGTTTGACCCCGAGGGGTCGGACACGGGCGGCGGGGCGCTACAACGCTCCGCCGCCCTTCTCATTCGACCAGTCGCAGCGGGGCTCTCGCCTCCGCCGCGGGGGCCAAATCCTCGAAATTCAACCGGTCGATCAGCGGCTTGCGCGCCACGGCCGCGGCCTGTTCGCGCCGGGTGCTGTTGACCTGGATCAGGCGGGTGACGCCCGGCGTCTGGGCCGTATCCTCGGGCTCATCGTCGGGCAGCAGGGCGGCCAGCTGTGCGGCGGAGAGCAGGTTCTCCATCTCCACCGCGCGGCGGGTGGCCTTGCGCAGCTCGGCTTCCTGGCGGGCGCGGGTCTTGGCGGCCTCGACATCCAGGAACCCGGTGGCGTCGATGGCCGGCGCGGTGGCCAGGAAGCGGCCGTCCATGGCGTAGACGTGGATTTCGTCGGACAGGTTGTCCGGGTCGAACCGCACCACCACCCGCTCGCCGGCGACGGCGTTCAGGGCCTCGGCCCAGTAGCGGTTCTCGTAAAAGCGGATGGCCCCGGTGTTGCGGTCGGCGGTGACCTTCTCGGCGGCCAGCAGCGCCATGCGCAGCTGCTCGGCGGTCGCCCGGCGGATCGGATGGGCCGAATAGGAGGCCTCGAACGCCTGGTCGAAACTGCCGCCGCGCGCGGACTCGGTGCGCCGGCCCAGCTTGGCGTTATGCGCCGCCATCACCCGGTCGATCACCTTGACGAAGACGGCCAGGTCCACCGCGCGATCGCCGTAGTTTTCCGGCTTGGCCAGTGGCGTGTTGCCGGTATAGGCGCCGGCGAAGGCCGGGTGCTTGGCGCCGGCGTCGCAAAGGTCGCGGAACGCCCGCTCGATCGGCTTGGACTGGCCGCGATAGGGCGTCGCCCAATGGATTTTGACGCCGAAGCTGGTCAGCAGGCCTTGCGGGTCCTCTTCCTTGATCTTGAAGCGGAACCGGTTGGCCGCGCCGCCGGTGATCCACTTCGAGGCAAAGGCGCGGCCGTTGTCGAGCAGGCAGCCCTCGGGGATGCCCCAGTCGCGGAACAGGTCGGCGAACACCAGGCGCGTCTGCACCGCCGATTCCGTCGCGCCAATGCGCCAGGCCAGGAACTTGCGGCTCATCACGTCCTGGATGGCGATCATCATCGGGCGCGCGATGCGTTCCGGTTCGCCGTTCTTGGCCGGGAAGCGGACGAAAACGTCCCACTTGTGGCCGTCGATGTTGACCAGCTCGAGCGCCTGCATTCCGGCGACGGTGCGTTGCTGGGCCGGGACCACCTGGCGCAGGGCGTCGGCGCCCTGGCGGCGGGAAATGATCACCCGGCGGTCCACCTCGCGCTCCAGCCGCCGCTGCAGGGTCTTCAGGTGGGGAATTTCCAGGCCGAGCGGCTCGGCGTAGGCGCGCAGGCGGCAATAACAGCTCGCCATCGTGGGTTTTTCGGGGCGCAGATAGTCGGATTTGAAGACCTGCCAGGCCTTGTCGTCGATCTCGGCCTCGCAGCCGCCGCCGGTGCGGCGCGGCGCCAAGCGCGGCAGTCGGTCCTGGGTTGGAACGCCGGCGATGAAGCCCAGCCAGTTCCACAAGGTCGCGGTGGAGACGCCCGCGCTGCCTGCGACGCCGGCCAGGGCGGCCGAGCGGGTCTGGCCGGTGCGCTCGAGCGCCTCGATCCGGTCAATCGCCCGCAGGCGCCGCTGGGCCTCGGCCTTCACCTTGTCCGGCTGGCGGTCGAACCAGCTCCAGAGCGAGTCCGCCGCCGGTGTTTGTGTGTTTGTGTGCACATCGGCGCCGGTCGCCGACTGCAACAGCCCGCGCTTGACCAGCTCGGTCGTCGCAGAGGGCGGCAGCAGCGAAAAATGGTACTCGAACCCGCCGCCGCGACCGGCGCGCGGCCGGGCCAGCTCCAGCCCGGCGCGATCGACCTGGAACGCCCAGCGCCGCGCCTCGGCCAGCTCGTTGACCTTGCGCTTGACCCTGGGCAGGCCGGGAAGCGCCATCTCGGCCAACTCGGCCGCCGAGAACCAGGTTTTCGAGCCCCCGAGTGCGGTCAACGTCCGCGCCCTCCGCGTGTGATTTCCGGGGCGACGCGGCGCAGCAGCTGCTTGCGCTCCTGCAGGCGCTGCATCTGACTTTCGATGTGGCCCAGCTCGACCGTCAGCATCTCCTGGCCGACCACCACGTGGCAGCCGATCTTCTGGCAAAGCTGGTCGAGCACGTCGTAGCGCTGGGTCTCGCTGATCAGAGCCAGGAAGCGCGCCAGCGAGACGTTGTGGGTGTCCTTGGCCTCCGCCGAATAGGCGTCCAGCATGGGCTTGGAGACGTCGTCATTGAGCAGCGCCGACATCCCGCCCGCAATCTCGAACCGGCTGCGAGGGTCTTCCTTCAGCACCTGGCTGACCGCCGAGGCGACGAACCTTTCGAGGCCGTCCAGAGCGCCATCGCCCACGGCGTGGTGCGCGGGCTCGAAGGTAAAAGCGAGCTGGGCGGCGTCGTATGTCGGGCGGCGCTTGGCGGTCATGCGGCGGTGCGCTCGGCGTGGCGGCGGATGGCGGCGATGACCGTGGCGTGGTCGCGGTGATAGAAGCGGCCGATCACCGGCAGAGACTTGTCGGTACAGGCGCGGCTGATCGCCATGGCCTCCTGGCGCGGCCACGCGAAGCGCCGCGCGGGGCTGGGGCCGCGCAGATCGTCGACCGACAGCCCATGGCGCTCGGCGACCTCGGCGGCGATGCTGCCCAGGGTCGTGGGCACGCGCATAAGGCCATGCCAGAGGCTGAAGGCGACGCGTGGCCAGGTGTCAGAGGCGACCGGCTCAAGCATCGGCCGCGCCTGCGCCAAGGCCGTTGACGCCCCACATCTGGCCGCAGTCGGCGCATTTCAGCGTCCGCACAGTCCAGCCCTCGCCGAACCGCGCGCCGCCGGGAAAGCCGCCGCACGCCGGGCATGGCCCTTCGCGTTTGACGGCGTCAGCCGCGGCGAGCACGTCGGGATCGGTGGGCGTGATATCCGTGATCTCGGCCGGCCGATCGGTGGCCGAGCGCGCCATCGCGACGATGGCGAACGGGTGATATTCCAGCGCCCCGGCGAAATCGGCCGCCGTCATGTCCCCGCGCTGCAGCCCGTCCAGCATCTCCACCACGAAGTCGGCGAAGTGCTGCCGCTCGGCGTCCTGGACCATGAAGGGCGCGGGGCGCTCGGCGGCGCGCTTCTCCAGCGTCCGCGTCACGGCGGCGAACACCGCCGCCAGGGTGTGCTTGGCCGCCGGGCCGATCCCGCCGCGCCACACGCGGCGCCGGAACTGCCAGGCCAGGTGCTTGCGCGCCTGCGGCGTCAGGTGATCGTCGTCGGGCAGCTTCTTGACCGGCCACGCCTCCAGCCGGTCGGCCTGCTGCAGCGCCTGTTCGACCATGGCGATCGACCCGCCGTCCTCGGCGTACATCACCGCCCAGGCCCGCGCCGTCTTGGCCGCGTTGCGGTCGCGGGCCTTGACCGTGAACACCGGCTCCTCGATCGGCGTCGAGCCGATCTTGATGAGCTGGTCGAAGTCGTCGCGGCCGGTGTTCACCAT